CTTCCGCGATTTGTGTGGAGAAAAAGCTTGACACCCCGGGCGGCCCGAGGGTCAATTGTCTATGGACGAAACGAAGATCTACAGACGGTCGCCGAGGGCGTTGCAGCGCGAGGTGCGGCGCACCTTGACGGCGACGAACGCGGCTACAGCGCTCGGTCCGATCGAGCACGGGATGGAGCTGTACGCGCTCTGCAAGGGCGACTACAGCCTGATCGACATCATCGACCACTTGTTGGCGGCCTCGGGGCCCGCCGACGTGACGGTGAGCACGTGGACGGCGGCGGGCGCTGACCTCGAGTTCGCGATGGGGTTCGTGGTCGACGGGCGGGTGCGGTCGGCTCGGTGGCTCGTGGACTACAGCTTCCCGCAGCGGCAGCCGGCGTATTTCGCGTTGCTGGTGGACCGGTTCGGCGCCGGGGCGGTTCGAGCCACGGCGAACCACGCGAAGTTCGTGCTGATCCGCAATGAGACGTGGGATCTCGTACTCCGAACGAGCATGAACTTGAATGAGAACCGACGACTCGAATCGGTTGAAATCTCGGACGATCCGGGGATGGCCGGGTACCTCAGTGCTGTGGTCGACGAAATGTTTGAGTTGGACGCCGAGGGCCCGGTGGGCCAGCGTCCGCACCGGAACAAGACCTTGATTTCGGCGCTGGGCAGGGTGTCCGACGCGGCTGAGGTGGCGGCGACCTTCCAGGAGCCGGGGCCGACCGGCCGTGATCTGCGTCGGGTGGGGGTGTCGTGGGACTGAGTGACGCTCCTGGCGGCATGTCTGCCGAGGCTGCCGTGGTGTGGTCTGCCGTGGTGGCCGACTCTCCGCCCGTGTCGGCGGTCCACGCGGAGCTCCTGCGGGCGTGGTGCGAATCGGTCGCGGAGTTGCGTGCGTGTGAGTCGTGGCTGGCGGAGCACGGGTCGACGTTGGCGATGCGGGACGACAAGGGCAATGTGCGTCAGATCGTGACGGCCCCGAAGTACGCGCAGGCGCGTGCGTTGCGGGCTGATCTTGGGCGGTTGGCGTCGCAAATGGCTGCTGCCGCTGCGGCCGTGCCGACGGTCGCTCCCGTGGCGGAGGAGGTGTCGGTTGTCGATCAGTTGGCAGCTCGACGCCGAGCCTCGACCGGCGATCCTGGTCCTCCCTCCAGGCGCCGCAAGCCTGGATGAGGCTGAGGCCGCCATAGAGCTGTGGGAGCACTACCGGCGCCGCCGTCTCGACCCGACACAGCGCCTGGCGGTGCAGGTGATGATGGCGCAGGATTCCGCGGGCATGTGGGCGGCCCGGACGACCGGCAGGGAGATGCCTCGCCAGAACGGCAAGGGCGACGAGATCGAGGTCGTAGAGCTGTGGGGGCTCGTCCAGCGGGCCGAGGCGATCCTGCACACGGTGCATGATGCGGTGCTGCTGGCGACGCAGACGCAGCAGCGGATGCTGGCGGCGCTCGATCACAAGGATCTGCGGTCGAAGGTGCGGCGGGTGTGGACGGGCACCGGTCAGCAGATGATTGAGATGGTGAATGGCGGGACGATCTGGTACAGGACGCGCACGAATGGCGGGGCGCGTGGCGTGGACGACGTGTCTCGGCTGGTGGTGGATGAGGCGCAGCACGCAACGTCGGAGCACATGGAGGCGGTATCGCCGACGCTGCTCGCGAACGCGGACCCGCAGCTGAATGCGTGCGGGACCGCCGCGCTCGGCGCTCGGTCGGAGTGGTGGTGGATGATGCGCTGCAGGGCTTTGAGCGCTGCGCCTGGCGCGTTCGGGTACATCGGTCACACGGCCGAGAGGGTCAGCCTCGACGGGGCTGGGCGGCCGGTGCAGATGCCTGTCGACGTCGAGGACCGCGGTCTGTGGCGTTCGGCTAACCCGGTCGTGGCGGCCGGTCGTGGCGGCGGCATGGAGTTTCTCGAGGAGCAGTTCCAGAGGCTGGGCCCGGAAGGGTTCGCTCGGGAGCACCTGTGCGTTTGGGATCCGATGCCGTCGTCCGAGCAGGCCGGTCACATGGCGGAGTATTGGTCGGCGACGCGGATCGAGTTCGCTCCGGAGATGCACCCTTGCGCTGTGCGTCTTGGGTGGGCGGTGGATGCCGCTGGCGCGTCGGCGTCGATCGCTGTGGCGGTCGGGTCGGCGCACGCGCCGTACGTTGAGCTGGTCGATCATCGCAAGGGTGTGGGGTGGCTTCCGGAGAGGCTGGCCGAGTTGGTTCAGCGGTGGTCGCCGCCGGCGCTGGCACACAACAACGCTGGGGCGACTGCTGCGCAGGTCGGCGCGGTGCTTGAGGCGTTGGTGTCGGAAGGCCTTGATGCGTCGATCATGGAGCCCTTGCCGGGCGCCCGTTGGGCCGCGGCGTGTGGTGCTGTCGATGTGGCGGCGCGTGAGGGGCGGCTGAGCCGACATGCGGAGCAGCCTCCGCTTGATCTCGCTGGCGACCGTGCTGGTGTCCGGCTGATTGGCGACGGGTTTGCGTGGGATGCCAGGTCGGCGTCTGTGCCTGTGTCGCCGTTGGAGGCGATCACGGCTGCGGTGGCGGTGCTTCCGCAGCCGGCTGTCGAGGAAGCGGCACCTAAGCCGGTGTTCGCGTGGTGATGGAGGTGCCGTGTTCGCTGTGACCCTCCAGGCCCTCGGGGCTGTGCTCGTGGTTGTCGGGGTTGCGCTCGTGTGTGTGCCTGCGGCACTCGTGGTGGCAGGCGTTGCGTGCGGTGCTGTCGGTTGGGCGGTGGATCGGTGAGGGGGCTGCGCGGGCTGGTCGCTCCGGAGCGACGAGCCGTGAGCTACCAGGACGTGTGGGGTTCGGACGCTGGCGAGTTGGTCAGATCTGGCGCATACACGCCGCATGAGGCGGTCGGGATTTCCGCGGTCGTGGCGTGTGTGCGCCACCGTGCCGATCTCGTGGCGCAGTTGCCGTTCGAGGCGTTGCGCGATGTGGGCGCGGCTGCCGTTGCCGTGTCGCCGCAGCCGGCGCAGATCACTCGACCCGATCCGCATCAGCTTCGGTCGATCTGGCTTGCTCAGATGATGATCAGCCGCGACCTGTTTGGCAACGCTGTTGGGGTGGTGATTGGTCGGGGGGCGGATCAGCGGCCTACTGGTGTTGCTTGGGTCGACCCGTCGCGGGTGCAGATCAGCCCCGGGGCGCCTCCGGTGGTGTCGATCGATGGGCAGGTGCGTCCGTTCGACGATGTGATTGTTGTTCCGTCGACGTTCTGCCTTCCGGGGCATGCCGCCGGTTCACCTCCGTTGCATCGGCTCGGCCTAACCGAGCTGTCGCGACTGGCCCAGGAGTACGGCCGCGACTGGTTCAAAAATGGTGCCGTTCCGTCGGTGACGGTGGAGTCTGATACCCCGCTGACGGCCGAGCAGGCCGAGCAGATCCGGGATCGCGTGGTGAGTGCCTGGCGGCAGCGTCGTCCGGCCGTGCTGGGGTCGGGGCTGCGGGTGAGCACCGTTGATTCGTCGAGCTCGTCGAGCTCGTCGGTGACGAAGTGGTCGGATGTGTCGACCGTGGTCGGGGTGCAGGTCGCCCAGGCGTTCGGCGTCGACCCGGCAACGGTCGGGTTGTCGGCCGGCGGGTCGTCGGTCACGTACGCGAATCGGTCGGACGCGAAGCAGGCCGATATCGACCGGGTGAACGCGGACTTGGTGGTGATCCAGGAGGCGCTTTCCCTCCTTGTTCCGCCGGGGCAGGTTGTGCGGTTCAACACTGGCGCGTATCTGCGCGGTGATCTCGGCGCCCGCTATGAGGCGTATTCGGCGGGGCTCGGCGCCGGGTTCATCGGGGTGGACGAAGTTCGGGCATGGGAAAACCTGCCCCCAAGGGAGGCATCGTGAGTGAGTTCCGTTCGTACCGGCTGGACGCGCCTGAGTGCAGGGATTCCGCCGGTGGAGTGACGCTGGAGGGTTACGCGGCCGTTTACGGTCGGTATTCCCAGAATCTCGGCGGGTTCGTCGAGGTTCTCGAGCCGGGGGCGTTCGATGATGTGTTGGGGCGTGGCTCCAACATTGCCGGGTTGCTGAACCACGAGCCGTCCCGGCTTCTGGCGACGACGCGGTCTGGCACGCTCCGGCTCACGTCTGACGCGGTCGGGCTGCGGTACGCGATCGACCTCGACGAGACGGACCCGGACGGTCAGAGCGCGGCGGCCAAGGCGCGTCGCGGGCTGCTGCGCGGGTCGTCGTTCTCGTTCGATGTGGCGCCGGACGGTGTGGAGTGGGCGCAGACCGAGCAGGGGTTCCCGCTGCGGCGGCTGCGGTCGATTGCGGCGCTGTACGACGTTGGCCCGGTGACGTTCCCCGCCTATTTGGCGACCGAGGATGACGAGTTGGCGGTGTCGCTGCGCAGCCTTTCGGTGTCCACCGGCCACGATGTGGCCGACCTGATCGCGGCCGCGCGGCGTAACGCGCTGGCCGACATGCTCACCCCGGCGCAGGCCGCGGGTGT